GTAATCAGGAGGTGCCGTTCTCCACGTTGGAAAGCCCGAAGCCTGATTGTTTTGTGCTGTGTCTATTGGCTCTGCCAAATAAACCGAACTAGTTTGGGCTAAGGAACCACCACCAATAATCAGCGTTTCATCGCCAACAGTACCAACACCGGAACGCAAGTATTCTGTGACCCAATACGAGATTACGGAATTAGTATCTGGATCTGTAACAGGATCGCTGATTCCATAATCCAAGCCGTAGATTGTGCGGCCATTTGTTCCAGCTAACCTAATCTTGGAATCATTGATGTTTTGGAAGTTATTAGAAAGATGCCAAGTAAAGCCATCACTAGAGAATGCTGATACATCCCCTGTTGTCGATACAATCGTAAACGAAATGCCATCATGACACGCAAGGTCCCAAAGTGCATTTACAGGAAGGTCGTGTGGTTGGAAGGTAGTTGGTGTGAGCACAGAGCTGACGTAAACCTTTTGACCCGTGAAGACCCAGAACCTTGGATTGTCTCCTTCTGTGCATAAAACCTGAAGAGGCACTTCTCCGCCGGGGAGGTCTACTACTTCCCACCCCCAGTCTGCATTACCAGTCTGGTCTTTCCTAAGCATTAACAACTGGTCTATGCCAGAGTTGTTGTGTCTTGCAATCGTAAAGGCAGTGCGTCCCTCTTTTTCGCCTGCAGCCGGCCCCCAGAGTTGATAGGTGGTGGTCATCCCATCTGGAATATCTGGCTGTTTGCCATACAGGTCGGCAGTTGAACGCATCGTATTAATCGTTGGATCAAAGTACGACTGTCCATTGTTTGAAAGAACGTGACCATCAAAGTAGAACGGGCTATAGACGGTAGTGTTTATCCGATTCCAGTTCTTCATGTCATACGAAAAGTGACTTTCGTAAAAATACAAATTTTCGTCGTATGACTTAACTACCCGATCACCGGCGTCTGGTTGGGCAGACCAGATACCGCTATTGAGACTAGAGTCAATCGTTCTCCAGTTTTCCCCGTCGGTAGACCAGTGAAGACCGTCCGTAAAAATACCGTCGCATGCTACGAGAGATTTATACGTCTGATGAGGCTGTGTAACACCATCTACTTTGTATTCCTCGAATATCTGCACTTTCTGCCAGATAAAGTTTGAACCTGATCCGGGTAGCTGCCCACCGTCATTGCCTCCGCCTCCTCCTCCAGTTAAGAGGTCCTCTACGTTTCCCTTAGTCATCAAGGAGTCAGATGATGTGGCAGTGTAGGCACTTCCGTCGTTCTTCTGTAACGTGGCTTGTCCGTTAGTGGAAACGGTGACGTCCGCACCCAACTCTATGGAAGCGTCTCCAATTTCATTTCTACCTGCACTGATTTTTGCTGTTTCAATGCTTGAGCCTGTGGCACCAACGAAAGCGCCATCAGTTTCCATTGACCAGTTACAGCCAACAGGACCGCTACCCGTATTAGAATTGAAAGCGATTCGGTCAGAACCAATAGCAAAACCGCTTGCTGCTTTTGACCAAATATAATTACTTGAAGCACCTAAACCACATAGTGTGCCGCCAGTATAGTCCGCATCGTAACCACCAAAAACAAATTCTTGATTAGATACATTTATGGTGAGGACCGCATCCAACTCTACGGAAGCGTCATCGGATATTGTGCCTGAAATACTGCCACACTTTATGTAATTGAAATTATTGTTTCCAACAAAGCCGCTATCCTCAGTCATCACCCAAGTCGGCTCTGAGGCACCATCCGTCCAGTTAGAATTGAAACGGATTTCGTTGGAACTAAACGCAAGGTCGTGACTACGGGACAGGATATAAACACCGTCACCGCCTGCGACTCCTGATGTATTATCACCTATGGTAATATTCTTGGCTGGATTGCCTACGTTTAAGTAAAAAGCCCCAGTGGAAACGATGACGTTCGCACCCAACTCTACGGAAGCATTAGTGGCTGGGTTGTCTGCTCCAACTAGCTTATTAACTTGCACATCGCCATTAAAAATGGACGGTGCTGTACCGCCAGCAACAAACGAATAGTTCGCTTTGCCGATCTCAATATTTTCGTTTGCTTCAAAACCGCGATTGCCTACGGTGCTGAGAGTTAAACCTTGAGTGTAAAAACCTCTCTGAACAACATCCAGTGGCTTGTTTGTACTCCGTGAGTCATTCGCCCGAAAGTGCGTAAGTTTTGTGGCTTTAATTCCTTCGCCAAACTCTGGTTGACTTTCAAAGGCAACCATTGATGTACTTGGCTGGCTGTCAAACTTCGGTGCCGCCAAGAATCCCATCTCTTCGACTGTGGCCGAACCAAAGCCCATGTAGGAAGCAAAGTTGACGTTGGGCTGTCCGAAATATCCATGACCGATGTTGCCGTCATTACGGACGTAAATACGTGCCGCCCCCCCAGTGGAAACGGTAAAGTTCGTACCCAACCCTATAGAAGCGTCTGTTGAAAAGGCCGTTCCCACAACCTTTGAAGTGCGAACGTCTCCGTTGAAGGTTGACGGTGCAGTACCCGTTTCAACTGAAAAGTTCTTTTCGCCGTCTACTGCAATGTTTGTTGAAAACGCTACATTCTTTGTTGTCCCTGTTAATGATGTATCGACAATCCGAACACCATTCATTGTTGCGGCAGTTCCAGTTCCTGTACTGGAGCCTGTTACGAAGTGATAAAAGAAGTCGGCCGCAACAGCAGCACCTAGATTAGCCTGAGTCTTGACTGCCGATACCTCATCTGCGTCCGCTGTAATGATCTCAGGACTGCAAGTAATACCAGACAATCCTGTTGCGTTCGTTGGCACACTATTCACATACAGACAGATAGGATTACTTCCTGCGTTGCCGATTCCAACCATACCGCGTCCATTAACAGCCAGCCTGTTGTCAACGCCCGCAGTGGAAATAGCGAACGTATTCTCAGACGGGGAGGCGAGGATGACGGTTACAGGAGTGCGTCCGTCGGTGATTGGCAATTCGTGCGTGCCTAACGCCTTATTGTCAACATAGCTCTTCGGCACAAGAGAATCATTGTCAGTAGGCTCATACGAATCAGTCCCACTAACTCCATCACGACTCTTCAGCAAGACCTGCTTCTTGGTGTCGTCGGTCTGAAATCCGTAAATAGTTAAGTCTTCGTCGTCTTTAACACTTACTACATTCGTATTAACTTGATCAGTCGATACGTTTAAGTAGAAGAAAGCACCAGTGTGGGCAACCAATAGCCTTGTAACAAAATCAAGTTCGCTGGTATTTGTTGGGTCTCTTGTTGATATAGCAAACTGGAAGTCGTTCGGTGCGGACAGTTCAACCGTTTGACCGTAATCAGTACCATCGACTTTTGCAGGATCTGTGCTGTCGTAGATAGGCAGCTTGGGGTCATCTGCCTTGAGGTCTACCCAGTCAGTGCCGTCATATACTTTTACTTTTTGGTCAGCCATTATGTCCCTTACTCTTGTACGAGCCAGAAGTCACCTGTGCAGGCATCTGATATTCCAGTAGGAGTTCCGTCACCTGCATCTGTAACTTTGTACACTCTAACAGGCTGTGGAATCTCCATTGAGATCTTGTAGTTAGGCTGCTCAGTTGTTCCACCGTCCGTAGCAACTGTTGCGTCTGCCGTGTAGTCGCCGCATGGCTTGAAGGACACAGGAGCGTCCGATGTAAACGTAGGTGCTTTTCCGGCTTCCCCCTGAGGACCCTGTATGCTTCCCACATTTATCCATGTATTATTGTCGGCGTCCCAAACCCACAGGTCGCCACTGATAAGCCAAGCGTCACCGGGGTTTCCAGAGGCAGGGAGATCGCCTTGTGTAGGTTTTTCTCCTAGAATGTTAACGCCAGTTCCAGCCTCACCCTTTTCGCCCCTGATACCGACAGGCACACCAACTGCAACATCGTACACATTCTTTGTGGTGTCCGATGCGTCAGTATTCAGGGTAAGAGTAAGAGTAGCCAGACCCGGAGTGCTGTCATCAATGTTAGCAACATTGCTTGCTGAGCTTGGCGGTGCAGGGCTAAGCTCTACGGATTTACCGTCAGCACCGGCAGCACCGTCGCCACCCGATATACTAACCCATCCAGTTCCGTCAAATACTGCGACATCTTTAGTTGCCATTATCGTCTCCTTAGTTTCTTGATTTCTTTTGTTCGAGTAGGAAGTTTGCCAGATTTCTTCTTTAGGGTTTTTTCAACACGTTTAAGTTGTGCGGTTCTCTTGGGGAGCGACTTAGGCTGCGGAGCTACACGACGAGTGCCATCTGACTCAAACCAGATGTCCCCTTTTTTCATGCCGTCCGTAGGCTCGTCCGTCTGAGGGCCATAGTACTCAGGGATGTTATGTATCGCGTCTGCCGTTTTTCGTGCGCTGCTTTTAGCCATAAGTGTACCCTTCAATAAGCACTGCGTACCCATTGGTACTATCGTTGATGCCGCCTGTGCCAAAAACCTTTGTTCGATTAGAGAAATTAATAGAAACGTAGTTTTGCCCGGACGGCCTAACTACAGCATTGATTTCTGCTTTTAGATATGTCTTGCTATCTTTGCCCACCAGCGTGACAAACCCCATAACGCTATGGCGTTCTCCAGAAGCAAACTCATTGCCTTCAGGATTTTTTAGCTTATTCTTATTGACTCTCAATTCGACATTCACGTTTCCCCAATAAGGGTTAGCAGTCGTAGCACTTCCGGGCGAGGTGTTGTACATGCCACACATTTCACCTTCACCGGGATTGGATGAACTAGTGGCCTTTACCCATTGGTCGCATTTGAATGTGATGGGTGCCAGCGTCTTTTCTGTTGTCTCTGTGTAGTCCTCTTTCTTTAAGTATGTGTTGTTTGCATACCGAAGGTTGATAGGATGGCCGTTGCTTGTTGGGTCTTTGAGGTAATTGAGGAAGACCTCCGGGTTAGGATCATCCCTTTCCCATGTAGCATGAAAGCACTTCTTGGCACCATCATTATTATTTCCACTATAACAATAGATCGTCATGTTAATTCCGCGACGAATCTTAAAATGTCTGTCTTGAGGGTTGCTTGCATCACCCTGAAAATCAAACACAGTGTTACTGGTGGATTTAATCTCTCTAGTAAATGTGTTTACTCCTGTGAACGTGTTGTTTCCAGCTAATTCAGCGTCACCAACATTTACATCTATGGTTCCAAGTGCTTCGTTCAAGAAGTCTACATTGACGACATCGTTACCTTGTTTTGGATCAGCAGGGCCACACCCGACGATCTTGTTGTCCCTCATGTCTAATACGTCGTTCATCCTTGCTGGGATGTTGAACGTAATTGCAGAATCTGGCTGAACACGAAAAGCATTGGTGTCGTCGGCAGTTTTAACCCTGAACTCTTGATCCTTTACGGTCAGGTTTCCATCTTCTACGGACACTGCACCCTTAATAGTGCCGCCTGACTTGTCAAACTTCTTAGCCAGTTCTTCAACCACATATTCCTGAGTGGCTAAGCCAGATGGGTCGAATGAAGACAAAAGCACTACGCCATACTCAACGCCTGCAAGGGGCTGACTTGCTGAACGAACAAGAGAGACATTGAACAGTCGGTCGCCTGCTACTGCCTCAACCCTAAACTCTGCAAACGTATCTGCTTGTCGGCCTTGAACGTCAGCAGGAACGATGTTGCCAACAGATGATCCACCAATCCTGATTACATCATTCTCTGTAACACCGTCCCAGTCAGGAGAACCATCAAGTGCGTTTTCCGCAAAATACAAAACAGATGCGTCTGCCCACTGCTCTGCTAATTCGCTTGCCCCCTCCTTCAGGATTGTAAACTCACCATCACGGGGAATCTGCGAATCACCTTCAAACAGATACCTTGCATCAAGGGATACCGATTCGATCTGACTCACACGAGTTTCAATAGATTCAATTTCACGATCTTGTTCTTGATCAATAAGTGCTTGGTCGGATGCTTGATCGGAAACAGCATCTGTTACCACCTGCTCCGTTATGTAACTTTGCTCAAGAACCCACTCTTCGGTTGCCAAACCGTCTGGGTCAAACTCATCTGGTATCTCAAGATCATCTATCTTGTGTAATAAATGCCAGTTAGCGTCCTGCTGAGTGGAAAGGCTATTGCGTGTCAGCCAGTCCTTGTACCCCTGAGGTGTAGGCTGTGTCGTGTCTTCTCCAAGAAGTGCAATGTCGTTTGTTGTTAGTACGCCCGGTGCAACTCCATCAGCAGCCTTCAAGGAACGAATGATTACTACATCGCCTACAGTAGCTGGCTCCACAAGAATGAGAGCAGTATCATCAATAGAATAGTCTGTTACAGGTACAAGGCTGACTCCATTAAGAGCTACGTCAAACCCGTTAATGTTTACATCGTAAGACTTACCGTTGTCGTCAAGGCCTTCAAACCTCCGCAAAGGCTCGCCCTCTTGGACAACCTTCACCCAGAAGGTGTAATCCATAGCGATTAAGTCGCCATCACTGCCGCCACCACTACTAGAGACCTGCTGGACACTTCCATCAGAGTCTAGTGCGTACAAAATCATGTCACTGTAGTTCAGTGCCAGCTCGCCCGGAAGTAGTTCAGACGGATCCGGGGGTAGCCCCGGCACATCCGACTTCTTCGTTTGTATCCTGTATGTCATTTTTTCTTCTTCTGGTGCCAGTATGGTGTACTGTTCTTGACCGCCCTGCGATGAGCCTCCTTCTTACTGATACTGGGGTCTTTGGACTGCTCATACTTTGTTTCACGATCAACGATATCCTGTGCCAACGCCACCTTCTGCGTTGCTACAGGACGATTCTTTGACTTGTGTTTTATCGCTCCATCTACATCCATCCCTCGTTCTTCAGCTACCTTTTTGACATCACTTGAATCTGATACCCATGCTTTCGGGTCATAAATTCCACGTTTGTCTGCTATGCCACCAAAGTAATACTTGCCTGCCGGATTAACACCTGCCGCTTTCGCAGCAGCCACCATTCGATCTGCCTGACGTTTAGGTATTTTGTTCAACCACTCCATGTTGTTACGGCCCTCAAGAAAAGCCCTATCAGTCTGCCCCGTCCCCGGAGGTTGACTTAAAGCGCACATTTCAGCGAACCTCGGATTCTGCCCATCCTCAATCATCGAAATGTAATGAGCTTGAACGTACGCCGGTGCTTCAGCTATTTCTAAAGGTAGTTCCATCATGTCTTTATGTCTCTTTTAGGGGAAAAATGGGTATTAGACCATTAACTCAGGCGGTACTTGATCCGGAGGGACGGCTGCACCTTCAGGTGGCGGTAATGCCTGCTGCTCCTCAGGCGGCATCTCTTCTGGAGGGGCCTCCTCCTGTGGTGGACCTTGCTCCATCATTTGCTGCTGCATAGGGTCAGGCTGTGGCGGTGGGGGGATCATGTAGGCAGTTGCGTCTATATCCATAGAATCTGCCCAGTCGGATATAAGTGCGTTGAAGGGCTCTACAACGCCTGCTCCAATCAGCCCCTGCAGGACAGGCCCAAGGACTTGCATCGCATTATTCATCTGCTCAATACGAGCTGACTTGTTCTTCTTACGTGCGCTGCCTGCCTCAATCTCATAATCGTATTCCCGTGCGACTTGATACGGGTCGAGATTCATTACGTGCTGATCCCACGCTGCTGCTCCAAGAGGACCAAGAATAGGCTCTAAGTCTTGAGCAGTAAGTAACCAACGTGTTGCAACGGCTTCCTTCCGGGAAAGGATTGTCATTGAGTTCTCTAAGCATTCCGCCATGTCGTCAGGACGTATGCTGATCTGATCAGTCTTCACCGATGCTTCTGTAGCTGACCGTATCTGCTTGTCAGTCATGCCGTAGACAAGCTCAGTCATCCCTAAGCGTTTATCAGCGAGTTGAGTCACAGCGTCAATTACTTGCCAAATTTCTCCAGTAACGTCTGGTAACTGGAATACGCTGATTATATCATTTACACTGCGACCCAACATTTCGCTGACTTCGACAATCTTGAACCCAGCTTCACTTTGAGAAAGAATTTGGTCCTTGATGTCTTGATCTGCTGCCTTGCTAACACCTAAGAGAGTTTCACACGATGTGGCTACTCTCTGCGCTAGAAACGAATACGCCCAACATAAGAATCGTAACTCTGGGATTGCTGGCTTAATATGACTGATAGGCCAGATATATCCCGGCTTGCGGTGAGGTGTGTACGTTGTGAACGGCCAACCATTCGATCCATCAGCCCAGAACGGAATAGGCCACTGCACTGCTGTAAATAGCGAGTCAGGTACACCTTCTTCGTTGACTTCCTCACCAAGCATTGCTGGCTTAATGTTCAGCGGATAGTCAACCCCCTCGGCAACAACAATATAGGCGTTCTCGCCAATCCCATCGAATACTCCTTTAATGTCTTTGGGTGCGTCTTTAAGCCTATCCCCAAGGCCGGTTTTACTCCAGATTTTCCAGTAAACGCAAAGATCATTCGTCTTACCAGTTGGCCCCGAAGTACGCTGTCCTGTACCGTCATAATTTCCAAACACAACTTGTTCTTGGGATCGTGCATTCTGGGCTCCCTGCCTGTCTATGTTTCCCCTTAACGCTCCTTCATCAAGGTTGTACTTCTCAGCTACTTCATGTACTGGGTGAACACATCGCTTCGCACACCAAAGAATATCTTCTACTTCTGTCGCATCAGGATCCATAAGGAAGTTATCAACACTGTCAGCAAACGAACCAACAAAGCGACGACCGTTAGGCATCGTCACCATCTCGGTCCACATAACTCCACAGCCAGTAATAATTCCTTCGTCAACCATTCGACGTGCATGCGTCTTTAGGTCCAGCTCGCGCGGCGTATAATTTAACACGCGACCCATCAAGTCAGCGACGACTTCACGCACACCAGCTTGCATTGAAACCACGTTCACCATTTGCTCGTACTGCATCGCCATATTAGGGTCAGCAACATTTATCCCAAGAGCTTCGGGAGGAACAATCGGCAATGGCTGTGGAGTAACCTGCCGTACTGGGTTGCGATGGTAGATTACAGAACCAAAGAGTTTGACAGCTTCAAACACCTTATTAATTTGCATTCTAAATCCGGGTGGATTAATCGTCCGGTTGTAACCACCTTCACCCCGCGAGTAATTGTCTTTCCAGAACCAATTTGATTCCCCATCAAAGAAATTACGTGCTTCCCACGCATCATCATTGAATGACTTCTTATGTTTGTAAGCCTTGCTAATCTTGTCCAGCCAGTTGGTGGCTAAATACTTGAGTACTTCGTCAGGAGTTTCGGCTCCCTTAGGTATCTCTTTCTTCGATAGAGGTATTCCGGTCTGTGGTTGAATTGACATTATTGCTCCAAATAGTCAGCGGCGTTCCTTAGGAACTCGGGGTTGTCTTTGAATCTGCCAAGACCACGATTGCAGTTAGTGCAAAGCAGACCTCTGACCTTGCCCGTCTCATGGCAATGATCGACTGCTAACTCCATGACTTGACCACTTTTAGTTACAGAGTTCTTGGACTTGTGCTTTCCGCATATCTTGCAACATGCTTCCTGCTGTTCTTCCATGTCCCTGTACTCGTCGAGGGTAATACCAAACTTGGACTTAAGCCGAGCACTCCTATGAGAATCCCTGTTATTGGCATACAGATCAGCAGCGTATTGCCTTCGTTGTTCCCTGACTACAGGGTTTGAACGAAGTTCCTTGGCTCGGGCGAGTTGTTTCTCCCGAGTCTTTTGGTAGTACGCCTTGTTGTAGGCCTGCTGTGCTTCTTTTGATTTCCAGCCCATTATTTCCCCTTCTGGGATGTTCTTGTCTTATTTGCAGACTTTTCGGACGTTGCCATAGCACTGAATTTGGCCTGCTTCATCTTCTTCATGTCTAAAGTGATCTCAGCCTCAGACCAGCCACCCATGGCGGCTAAGCTAGGTTTGTCCCTTAAAACAGGGTTATCACGGTGCCTGATAGCTACCTTTTCGACAAAGCCTACCTCTGGAGTGAATACCAGCAGATTGGTAGCATCGTTGTGCATGGCCTCTGAAAGGCACCATCCAACATAGGGCTTTGCGTTGTCATTATGGGGATCGGCGTGGAATTTAACTGGATCACCGACTCGTAGTATTGGGGCTTTGAACTCTGGCATGAATATCTCTCCATTTTTTCTGCTTCTTAAGGATAAAGTCACCGGCCACCGGGGCCGAGACTGACGTAGTTCTTCTTCTCTTGCTTTCTGAGTTTCCTGAGGTTTTCGTAATGCTTGACGAGCCAATGGGTTTCCCCGACGTCTTTGATAGGTGGCTTGTGATACCTTGGACGAGCTGCACACATATATTCAAGGCATTGGCAAGCATGAACGTCTCCTCGTGTGTTTGGTTGGTCTGTAACTATCATGGCTCCTGCGGCATAGTTCGTCTTCTTCTTGTACCGCTTCATCTCTCTCTCAAGATCAGGACAGGTAGCTCGCAAAACTCGTAACTGCGGCGTACCACGATCTCCTCGTATGTGCATGTACTTCTGAGTCTCTGCCATCCTTCCTTGGACGTCATCTGAACCAGCTATGAACGCATGACCGCTAATCGTCGACTTAATGTCGTGCTTCCTGAACTCCTCAGAGTATATCTCAACAGGCAGACGGCCAGAGCCAATTTCTCGGATTTTACCACCGTGCATATCCATGAAGAACGCATGATACTGCTGACCGTGCGTTTTCTGCAACATCGCTTCGCCAAACTTATAGGCGTTGCACTGACGAATGTATAACTCGTCATATATCAGCAAAAGATCGTCACTAGGAGGCACAGCAGCAAAAAGAGCAGCAGTAACACTGTGTCCGGGGTCAATCGCAACATATCGACACCAATCTGGAGGAACAACATTGTTTGGAAGTGCCGAACGGTCGTAACCATGAACACTCATGTGGAAGGTTGGGTAACATAGGATAGAGTCAGTGACGAACTCACCCTCGGCTCGCATGCGAAGCACATCGTCGCCCAATGCTGACCAACGCTCGACATTCTTCGCTTTCTCTTCTGCATCTATATGAGGGTTGTCTAGGAACCTAAGAACAAAGCGTTCTATCGTTCTGTTCTCTCGGTTCTCTTCCTCTTCCTTGTCACATCGCTCGCTTAAACCCAATAGAGCATCGTTTTTACTATGAGGCATGGCCGACCACACCAAACAACCTTTTCTATCTGCAAGACGTGCTTGCATTTCCGGGAGCCACTGTTCATTTGCCACGTCCTCATCCAGATGTACCCTATCGGCCTGAAAACCTTGGGGAGGATCACCCTCAGAGCTAAAGAAGAATATCTGCCAACCGTTGTAAAGCTCACAGCTCTGTATGTAGTTGGCACTCTTCAACAACCATGAGGTCTTCTTTATAAAACGGGGAGGGATCATTGGAGGTGCTGGCTTTGCTTCCTCCTTGCGGTCTTTGTCACCTACAGGGTCGTAGCCTCGCCACGCATTGGTCTTCTCATCCCGGATGATCTTGAACGCACCAGCCTTAAACAGCATCGGGTAAACAACCATCCCAATGTGCTTCCAATCACGACCAATGATTATGAGGTTGCCGTTCTTCTCAGGATACTTGTCATGGGGATCCTGATTGGTTACTGCACGAGCATCTTCCATGAACGTAGATAAAGACTTGCCTGACCTGTTACCGCCAATTACAAGGACTTCACTCGCCTTGCACTTGTGCATCTCCTCCTGAATCGGAGTCGGGCTGTACATCTTCACCGCTTCGCATGACCTCTGAGATATCTCCGCTTGGAGGTCCGTCAACTGACGTCTCTGCGAGCCCGTGGTCTGTGAGTCCAAGGAGATCGGGTTCACTTGGTTGCGCTTCGATAACTTGGTAGTTAGCGGCGATTCCTTCGAGTCGTTTGTCGAGTTCTTCTTCAAGCTCATCGTCTGACCATAGCTCCAAAGGTTTCTTACTTGCACCCATCTCGCTTGTCTGGACCGTAAGCTTGGTAATAGCTTCCAGCATTTTTGTGCGGGTCGCTGAACCCGGAGGGGCATCGTAGTACTGCTTTACTAGCATACTGGCGAAGCCACCTGAACCACCGAAGAGAGTCATTACCCTTTCCAGTACTTCGCTCACATGAGGGACGTTCTCGCCGCCTCTGGATGCACCGCGAGTGAATAGACGACGTGCCTGTTCCTCGATACCGGCTAGGGTCGCCTCTTCCTTCTTGACGACACGATCTTGAGCCATAGTGCGTAAACACTCTGGACACGTAGAAGTCCGGCTGTTGTGCGTTTCGCCACATTTTCCGCATACCTGTTCAGCCACAATAATCCCTCATTGCGGAGAGTATACCTATGTATAGGTATCTTGTTGCTAGTTTTTGCTAGGTTTTCTCATTGCTTCATAGCAAGAACGATCCCGGCGATACTCAGCAGTGGGGCTGTTAGGACGGCCAATAAGGCCGTAAGCTCGCAGAGTAGCCGAAACTCTATTAAGGTCTGCTCGGGTATTAGCATCTTTTTTACGCTGTTCTAGCGTTCTATTGTCATAGATCATATCCGTCTCCTTGGGGGTAGCATTATTGTATGCAACAGGGGCAGAAGGTACAAGACCAACTGCCCCTGCCGAGTCCCCTACCCCAAAGAGGTCCCCTATATTTCCTACATTCCGTGAGCTTCTGAGCCCACGACGAGTTGACGGCTTAGCTCAAGTGGAGCACCGTCTTTATCGAATGTATTGAACTTAGTGCCAATATCTGCATCGCCTGATGCGACAGCAGCTCCAGCCGTTGGGCCGCGAACTACTACCCAGCAGACTTCGCCTACTTTGACAGGAGCTGTAAGGTACTCGTCAACAATCCCGTAAAGGGTTGCGACTCCACCTTCAGTCACGCCAAGTGGTCGTGCATTTGTTGGATCAAGCTTGACTAGATCGCCGCACTGAAGAACAGCGGCACCGACATTCTTTACTGCGACACATTCGACTGTCAGATTGCTGTACAGTGCTCCAGTGCTTGGGTTCTCATCTCGGAAGACCGAGTGTTGCCCAATCACCGACAGACCGTCACCAACCTGCAAGTCTTGTTGGTTATTCACCGAGTCATAATACGCGACGTTGATGCCAAGCGTCTTGCCGCGATCAAACTTCGGATCTGAAGTTAAAGTTGACATTGCTTATCTTTCCTTTTCCCTTAAGCAGGTTGTGGTGAGAACTTGACAAAGTTACGTGGACTCTTGAACTTCATGTTGGCAAGTACGCTTACAGCGTAACGATGCGCTTGAAGTTCTTCATTGTAGTAAGGACCTTCGCCGGTCATTAACTGGCCTTCCATACACTTCATTTCCATGTTTCCGATGGACAAGGCGTACCCTGTGTCGGATGGAATGGCGTACTCGGTCGAAACTTCGATGCCGTCCATTTCAACTACATCACCGAAGCCGTATGACTTCAGGCCAGCAGTCTTCGTAACGATTGCTCGCTCACGACTGTCTAAACGGTTGAGGAAGTCAATGTAGAGCTTCCTGTTAAGTAACACGAGATCAATCTGTGATTCCTTCGTGTCGTTTCGCTTGGCATGTTGGACACCCTCTCGGATGGCCTCGATGCACTGATCCTTCCATGACGTTGTTGCGCCACCGAAGAAGCTAGAGTTGTAGTTAACTACCAGCGGAGAGTAGTAATCATACTCTGGGTCTACTGGTACATAAGGCCATGAGCCAGCTTCTCGCTGTGCTCCACCAAGAGCACCAAGCTCTGTGCTAAGGCCAGCATAGATGTCTTCAGGCCAGAGGAATGGATCCTCCGCTCGTGCAGCGACTTCGTGTGAACCATCATCAATGTTAACTGAACCGTTTACACCGAAGATAGACTCAAGACCATGCCATCGGTTTTCGTTGCCCGGAAGATTTCCGTCAACATAAATCTCTTGGCCAAGCTGCTCTTGCATGGACTCCTGCAAACGACTTGCCATTTTACCGGCTACGTCGATAAGCTGGGAAACTCCACGGTTTTCGAGCATCTCTCGCTTCGTTACCATATCGGTTACGGAATAACCACGGTATGGCAAGTTCGCTCGCTGCCATAGGTTGTGTCTTGCGAAGACTCTCGCTGACTCACCCGTGTTCGAGGTCACAGGCTGATTACGGTATCTGACTTCCCAGTCGAAGCCACGACCACCCTGATTCATTGCGACACGACCGCTGCCTTCAAGAAGTGCAAAAACTTTGTACTTACGAAAAGTAGCTAGCTCTTCCTCCTTCAAATGAAGGACTAAGGTCGTACCAATCGTCCTTGCCCAATCAGTGCTTGACGCCATTAGTCTGTCCTTTTCAAATTAAGTTGTCTCTTTGAAGTTGTGACTTCAACCTCTGCTCAAATGATTGTCCACCCCCATCGGATGAACCTTGCTTTGGTTGACCAGCCGAGCGACTCGGGTTCCGAGAAGCTTCCCTTCTTAAGAACTCTATGTCCTTTTCAGCGGAATTTTGTGCAACGGGAGCCGCTGGGGCCTGTTGCGGAGCTGGTGCTGCTTGCTGCTGGGGTAAACTTTGCTGGAATTGCTGAGCCTGCTGCTGCTGTGCCTGAGTGTCTCTGAGCCTCATATATAAGTCTCTTTCGACCATTGCTGTTGCAAACTCCCACCTCTCTTCGGCACCGGCAATGCCCATACCGGCAGCCTGCTGGATGTACTGCTGAACAGCCAAACCCTCTTTTGTTGGTGTCTGACCATCAGCCTCATAAAGCCAATCCTTGTTCTCTTCTTCAAGATTGGAAATGTAACTGTGTTCGTCACGATTACCAAGCTCTTGCTCAATCATCTCCTGAGCAATCTGCTGAGCCTGCTGCTGGATCATCGGACCCAACGCCTCTTCTGGATTGTTCAAAAAGTTCTGGGCAAAGTCCGCACGGTGCTGAAGATGATTCTCTAGTGCATACCTCGCATCCAACGGAGCGTTCTCAGCAATCGCATCTCGCCCAGATTCGTCCTTGACAAGGTAACGCTTGTGCTCAGGCTTAACCTCCGGACCCAGCCATGGGGCTCTTTCTTCCTTTTGCGGAGCTTGCGGTGCAGCCTGTTGAGGTTGCGCCTGCTGAGACTGACCATTACGCCATTGCTCAAAAGCGTCCTTGTGTTCCATGTATTCTTGAGCATACGGAATAAGCTGCTGGTATTGCTGCAGATTTCGCGTAGCCGACTTCTCTCGCTCCATAGACTCATAGAGACTGCGGGCAATAGATGTGTCGTCCTGACCTTCAAAGTCTGGAAGACCCTTAAAAGCATCCCATACAGATTGTTGCTGTGGTTGGGCATCGACACTCTCCGTAGTCGTCGTTTCAACCGGGGCAGAACTCTCTACTGGGGCAGATGATTCCTCTACAACTGGGGAATCTTGGACTTGTTCTTCACTCATTGCTTCCTCCTATAGGTTATGAGTTGCAGGGGTAGTATACACACGTTCAGAAGGCACCCTCGTAATTTGATGGGCCTATTTTCATACGGTCGTGTCTTTTCTGAGTTTCGACAGGTACAGCATCAAGCCTCGCCTGCTGCCTAGCTTGCTCCATCTCCCGGACTTCACGTATGTGATTTATTCGATCTTGCTGAAGATACTCGTTTTTAGCCACAAGTCCCTGAAATGCTGGGTTCTTATCTGCTGCGTCAGACTTGAAATAATGATGCGGAAGCGTGTTCTCCATGTAATCCAACGCTGGGCCAATGTCCCTCTCGTACGCAGATGCCCGCTCAGATCCCGTCTTCCCATAACCAACATGACCCTTTTCACGAGGAACCTGATCATCCATCACTCCCTCTTGACCAGCAAGAAACGCAGTGTTGAATAACCCCTCATTGACCAAATCACCCATGAAACCAGCACCCTTGCGTATGCGATTGAGAGTCCCAAGACCATTCCAATCCGCTAATACGTCTGTAGCCACATTGGCAATCTGACCAACAACAGGTGTGTTGTACCTGTCAGGGACTCCCAAAGCACTCGCCCAAGTCTGATCCTGAGGAGGCATCGCTGCATCTGCTATCTTACGCAACCCACCTATACGCTGAGCTGCATTCAGCTTGCGATTCGGGTCTAACTGACCATTCGGCAAAACAAGCTCTGTGTCAGATGTCGGTGTCTCCGTAGACCAATCCTTGTCATTAACCTGACGCAAGTGCTGAATCCCTCGCCCATAGTTCTCCATGAATGCACTGGGCTTGCTGTACCACGGAACACTATCCTCCGAAGCAGCAGAAACACCATACTTAAAAGCCTCCACAGGTGCATTCAAGAAACTCGTAATCTTCGTCAATGCACTGTCGGGACTCTGTGCCCCCGTCTGGGCAATAGGGTGATTTGCAGCGAAAAAGTTGTTCGCACCCTCAGGATACGAACCACGAGGCAACAACCGACCAGACTCATCCGTCAATGACCTGTCTGCCTGATTCGTGTCAGAACCTAAGAAACCACGACCCATAAACGGATTATTCAGGTCATCTCGCGTCGTGTTCGCTGCTTCAGCCTCGCCAATGGCTATGTCACTGTACTCAACAGGACGCTCGTTTCCCGTCAATGTCTTCCAATACTCCAATGCACGATGAGCCTCAATAACAGGATTCTGACCGGGAGGGACCAAATGACGCACCTCATGATCCGCCAACTCACCCCTGTCAGCATCATATCCACCCTCAGGGAATAACTCTTCCAGCTCCCCTATCCCACGATCCGCTACAGCCATCGTATAGTACTTCTGAGCCGGATTCTGCCAATGAGGCTGCCACTTCCCAGATAACGCTATCGCCGCTTCACGGCCCTCTGGTGTCCCCGTATCTATGCCAGCAGACTTGGCTACCGCATTTATGTACTCCTGCTTCAAAAATGGAAGAATCCGGTCATCCGAAATACCCTCACCAATCTTGAACCGATCACGGAAACGAGCCTGCAACTCACCCAAATGATCCTGAGTTAATGGCTGCTTCTCATCGTCAATCAATGTACTCTGATTGTCGTCATAACCATAAAGACGCTGTATTCCTGCACCTATCGCACCCTCTATGTCTATCGGCTCCATAGACGTTGGCTGCTTCCATGTATCTCGGTCATGTGGATTACGACTTGGCATTAGTACCTCGCTGGGGGGGTTTGAGGGTATACGTGAAAAAAAACAGGAGGGGAACGTCTTTATTTGGCCGCTTTCGATTGGGGCCTTTGGGGCTTTACGATCA